GGACAGTGGAATGAGGAACTCTACAAGGAGTACTTGGCGCTTTATGACACTGTGTACTTTGCTGCTTCTGGCAGCAAGTACGCTAAGTCACAGCGTTGGTGGATCATATCTAGGACTGCTCAAGAGTTGAGAGCGATGCTATCGCTCCGTGAAGAGTATACTAGACAGAGACACCAGCCTTTTTCGGTCATTTTGCGCGGCGGATCTCAGATTGGAAAGTCTGTGTTTGCTGGTCATATGATCAAGAAGGCCAAGTTGGTTTTCGGCGAGAAAGGTTCAATCTTTCCCCGAGACTGTAAGAGTGAGCATTGGAATGCCTATCAGAAGGATACTTTTGCTGTACTCATCGACGAGCTTGGACAAGACACATCCACCAACCATGGTGTGTTGGAGTGGATTGCGTACAATACGCGAAATCCATTTCCGGTTCCATCAGCTTCCCTCACAGATCCATCGATCTGCGTTAAGGGAACTATGGACCATTCCAAGCTTGCCGTTGCGTGCACAAACGTGAACGATTTTTCCAATGTTGTTGGTCTCGCTGAACCCAGGGCTGTGGAGAAGCGAACCAACATGGTCGTCAAGGTCAAACTTGTCGAAGGTGTGCCGAAGAACAACAAGTACACTCATCTTACTTTTAGCGTTCAGAAGTCCGGTTCAACCGGTGCTGACGCTCGAACTCTGGACAAAGACATGAACTATGAAGAGTTCATGGAGTACTTCTACGCTGCTTATCGTGAGCATTTCCGTAAGGAGATGTCCATTGATGACAACGAAGAAGTGGTTACAGATTTCGATAGAAAGATGATGTTGAAGTATCAGGCGCAGGGCCTTGAGTGGCTCGTGCCTGGTTGGCCCGTTTCGGGCTGGAGTCGTGTGAAGTTTGCGTACAACATATTGTGTGATGCTTTCGGTCAACAAGCGTACCAGAATTTGATGCTTCTTAGCGTCAAGACTTTGCTTGAGGAGAATAGCTGGGCCATCAAGGCTTTTGGATTCCTAGCGACTCTCATAACTGGATACTATTTTTACCGTAGCGTTACAAAATCGACAACACGACTCTGCACCCCAGACACAAACGAGATGATGGCTGTGGTGCGACATCTCTCCGGTAATGGCAAACCCGGAGATGAATTTTATGCTGGCGCTTACGAAGTGCGCTATCCAGGAAAGGACTGCAAGTTCTACCTGGACAAATTACTTCTTAGAGCTCGCGGTGGTATCGACGTCGACACTATCAATGCATTTGTGGAAGGATTCACAATGAAATGCATTGAAAGTGCCGACGAGAGACACCTCGCGGGCCATCGTAAGATCGTCGTTGAAAGTATGGACGAGAAGAGACGATCTACGATAGCATCGGCCAGTTCAACTGTCAGACTGGCCCATGCTGAGGGGAGCTGTGACACAAATGCCCGTAACTTCGCTGCAAGCGTTGAACAATCTCAGGGCATATGTCGCATACTCTACTCACAAGATGGTGTTGAGCGGGTCAGAGGCATTAATTGCATTTATGTAACGAATGCCCATTGGCTCATTCCTCGACACCATTTTCAGGATCGTGATACTGGAGAGTATCTCCAGACGGTCCGGCAGTTCACTATCATCTCCCGCGGTGTGACTACCCATTTGCCTTTTAGCGTTGGACGCATCATTGAAATCTCTAGGATGGACATGGTGCTCTACGATGCTACTGGCACTTCCGTTCCCCTTCGGGGGGATACCATCGATAAATTTATCGATGAGGAAGATTTGGGCAAGTTGCACAGCGGTGTGATGGCTCAGATGAGCTGTTTTGACACAAGTGATACATCAGGCTCTAGAGTCCGCGATCATGGCTTTTCGCTGACTATCGACCTAGAGACTGTGGAGTACGAGATGTCCTCTCGATGCAGAACATCTGTGTTGAGATCTGTTCGATACTCCGCCGCGACAAAGGAAGGTGATTGTGGTGCACCTATCATCGTGCACAACCCTCACATTCCTGGCAAAATCGTCGCAACTCATCTTTTCTCTTCAGCATCTGAATCGGCGGGTGGTGGTGGCATCATCACACGCGACATGCTGTTGAGACACGTGCGTCAGAACCGAACGTTTGAATTCAAGACGCAGGGATACTCAACGGATTTTGTATCCGAATTGCGTGAGAGCAAGCTCTTCCTCGAGTACGTTGGCGATGTGCGCCCATCAGTGCACATATCCCGTAAAACGGATTTTGAACCAACGAAGATGCTCGGAATAGTAGCTGCTAAAGAACCTAGTGTGAAGACTGGAGCCGATGATCCGGCTCTTATCAATGTACTAGAGTACTCCTCATGCAATTTCAACTCGGAATTGCCCGATGTTGATGAGTGCCCCTGGTTTGATTTCTTTCCAGATGAAGCACGTGTCCTCACTATTGACGAGGCTGTCAATAAGTGGGGTAAGATGGACCAGCTGAACCTTGCTTCCTCAGCTGGCTACCCGTGGGCAACTATGGGCATAAATAAGAAGCACCTACTTGATCGCGTTGGCGACCTTACCACGATCAAGAGTGAAGACCTTAAAAGGAAGATCCACACCATGGAGGACGACTTCAAAAATGGCGTTGTCGAAATCCCTTGGATGATCGTGCTGAAAGACGAGCTCTTGAAGCCAGGAAAACTGGCTAGAGCCATCGAAGTGCCCCCGATTGAGTATACAATACTCACGCGGGCTTACTTCGGTGCGTGGATCAGCATGATGCACAAGAACGCCGGGAAATCTTTTTCCGCCGTTGGTGTGAACCCCGAAGGTGGCGACTGGGATGTCATGCTACGCAGACTGTTGGCATGTTCACGGATTGGAATGGACTGGGATTATAAGCGCTGGGACAAATTTTTATCTTGTCCAGTTGTGTGCAAAGCCGTCCATTACATCAATCGGTGGTACAGGCGACACGATAAGACCTGGAAGGAGATGGATGATCGAGTCAGAACAAATCTGATTCTCGCCATGCTCCAAGGAGTGCTCATTTATGGGCACCGCGCATTCCGTAAATTTCTCGGAATGTGTCCGGCCACGTGTTGACTGCTCTACTGAATACCTTGAGCAATGCCATCATGTTCGCATGCTGGTACATCTCGACCGCCCCCCTCGAAGTGAGAACCTGGTATCACTTCATCAAGGTGGTCGTTGCCTATTTTTATGGCGACGACAACTTTAGTGCGGTGAGACCAGATCTCATTCAAGTCTTGAATCGAGTTTCTTACGCAGAGTGGGCTATGCGCATGTTTTCGGTCACAATTACGGACTCCAGCAAAGGCACAGAACTTAAGCCACACGATCCGGTGATGAGCCTCTCTTTTTTGAAGAGGACGATCCGGATGAATGATCGTGGCATTTTCTTGCCTGTTCTCGATACTTTGAGCATTACATCAATGCTCGGTTATGTGCGTCGACATCCTGTCATAACGCATAACGAGATGCTTGAGACCAATTGTGAGACCGCCTTGCGTTACTCCTACTTTCATGGTCAAGAATACTTCAATGACCTGCGAGAGAAAATCTTCAAGACTCTTGGAATTCAATTCCCTCCTTATAGTTACTACGAGGAGCTCTTCTACTCAAAGATCCTGTTCA